TAACATACCATCATCATTAACAACGGGAATAGCATGTCGTTTTAAACCTTTGTATAATTGCTTGTATCGATTATTCCACCAATCCAATGTTTCCTTATACAATAATATAGGATAATATAATCCATTTTTCTCAATACTTGGCAAATCTCTAGTAAACCAGCGATCATCATTATGTAAATCCATAGGCGTTAATAAAGACAATCTAAAAGATTGTATTCTTGGATCACGAAATTTACATGGTAGATGTTTTGTCATAAAAAAAGCCGCATAATAATTTATGCGACTTTTTTAGTTTATTTTTTTAGCTATTATGAAGCAGCTAGCTTGAAACCAACGTTTGTTACAGTTGTGCCACTTACATCAACACCACTTACTGTACCAAGAGCGCGGATAGCTGTTTCTAGGTCGGCTGCTGTCCAACCAGCACCGTTCTGCTCAATACCCCAGCTTGCAACGCCTGAGCTACCACTTTCCCACTGGAAAAGTACTGGAGTTGCCTTTGTTGAGATTGCCTTATAAATTGCTTCCCAAGCACCATCAACACCACCTTCGTTGCTCATATCAATTGCTGTTCCAGAACCGTTCTTTACGATCATACCAAAGAAAGCAATCTTTGAACCGCCAAAGAACTGTGCATCACCTGCTACACCCATATCGCCATTTACTTTTACTACACCGGCCATTTTATTTTTCCTTATCTAAGTTTATGCGCTTCTAACGCTGTAATTATTTAGCATTTTGATTAAAAAAATTAATTATGCCATTGCCATTTTTTTACCAATAGCATATCCAGCAACACCTGCAATAGCCATTTTTGCCCAAAGAGGTGTACCTGCTCTAATACTCTTAGGAATACTAGCATCTTTCATTAATAGTTTATTACGTTTGATAGTACGTGTAAATGGATTCCACATATCGCTTTGCTGTAAATCATGTTGTAATCCCATATAAACTCGTGTAGCTGCTAGTTGTTTTTCATTGGGTAATGCGCGAGGCCAATCACTAATAAGTCGTCTAGCTGATCGCAGTCCAGGACTATTAATACCTAATCCTTTTTGCAGATTAAGTAAAAATTTACGATCAAAACTAATATCTTTTTTACCTTGTGCTACATTACGCAAATATGTTTTAAATTGTAATTCTGGTATAGTAACTACTCTATCTATTTCCAACTTATCTGTGTAGTTTCTATTATTAATTAATAAGTGTGCTAAGTTATGTAAATCGCTTCCTGAACTACGCCATCCATTTAAGTTGCCATAAGCAAGTGTTTGCTTTGCGTACTTCTGTGCTGCTAGCGGGTCAGTTTGCTTTAATATTTCTAAACCAAGTATAGCATTAAAAAAAGTATCTGCTAATTGCCCAACACTTGCATCTTTAAGTTTAGTTGGATTACGAAAAAGCTTTGCTTCGCTAAGTTCTTTTACAAATTCAAAGCTCATGGCGTTACTCCCATATGTGCATTAAGGGCTGCGGTTGTTTTTGCATCCGCAACTGCTCCAGTATTCCCGTTTCTCCATTCACTTCCATTCCATACATATGGTACTCCGCCAAATGGTAATGAATGTCCAGCTGGAATACTAGGTTTTGTAGTTTTTGTTGGAGCAGTTATAGTTGGTTTTGTTTTTTTAGCTTTTTGTTTTTGCGGGACTAATCTTTTCTGTAACGCTAGAGCAATAGCCTGTGAAGCAATTTGCTCTATTGTTTTATCGTTTGAAATATTTGCTCCGGCATTTTTAATAACTTTGTTTAATGTAATTAAGTCAGTTCTTGTTGGCTTAGTATAATGTGCAATCATCTGCCCCAAAATTTTTGTTCTATATGCAGGGTCATTTGATGGTTTACCAGATTGTGCAGCAAGAGACATATATTCATTCCACTTTTGCATAAATCCAGGAAGATATTTTCCTATCATTTGCTGTGCAGGATCCTTTTTAAACCATCCAAACAATTCGTCTATGTGTTCTTGTTCGTTTAATAATTCATCAATCTTCATTACGATCTGTCCTTCGTATTCCGCGCATAAATTTGCTTGAGTCCTGCCCTCTAATGCTGTTTAAAAGTCTACGTTCTAGCTCTCCCGCTGTTTCAGGATCGTAAGTTTCACGAATTAAATTAATTAAATTTACAGCACTAGTAATAATATGTAAGGCACGGCTTTCAATAATACTGCTACGATCATGATCAGGAACAATATTAGTAATTTCATCAAGTATGCTACGGGTTCTACGTTTCATAATGTATTATTTATTTGATTTTTACTTTTTCAAATTGGCAAGCATCTGCTTTAACTTAGCACTTTGTACTTCCGCAGTAACTTTTGGAGTGTCTGTAACTTCACTTGTTGTAACATTGGTCTTATTTTTAATGCTATCCATAATGTTAGAACTTGGCTTTTTAAAGTTAGATTGCGAATCTTCACCGTTATCAATAATACGCATAGAATTAATATCAAACTCTAGTTCTATCTTTTGTCCTACACCACTAGAACTACGTGTCTTCATTAACTGCAACTGATAACGACCTTGCTCTTTCATGCTACGACTTGTGAAAATACCAAATACGTTATCTGCTGTATTGATCTTAGAAATACCACCTGAGATATGGCTATGATCAAACTCAACTTCCTCTACTGCACCTCTGTTTAACTGCGACGCTGTTACTAGTACTACGTTAAGTTCCTTTGCTAAGTTACGTAATTCTTCTGATACGTATTTGTCCTTAACGAATAGATCACTTGGACTAACTTTTGCGCTAACTGGCATAAGAAGATCAAGATAGTCCACGCACAAATAAGCAATCTTACGACCAGTTTGTACTTGTAACTCTTTTAGATATGAACGTAAATCATTTACTGTACTTTGTGCTGGCATATATTTGATACGTAAGTTACCTGATTTTTTGCCAACCATTTTGATCTTCATTTCTACTGTATCAATTTCTTTAAAGATCTCTTTACTTGTTACGCCTGTTAGCATGGAATCAATACGCATGGAGCAAAGTTCTTCACTAAGCTCTAACGTTACATAAACACCATCAAGCCCAGCCATTAACCAGTTAAGTGCAAGATTTTGCATAAACAAACTTTTACCTGCACCTGATCCACCTGCAAAGATTTCTAACTCACCTCTATTAAATCCACCATACAACTTGTCATCGAGTGTTGGCCAACCGGTTGACATTTGCCCATTATTAGACTTAAGCTTCATCAATCGTGATCTAGGATCATCAAAGTAATCTGTACCCAAATCTCTTGTTAGTGATATTTGTACTGCATCCTTAACAAGTTTTTCAATTGGATCATATTCGCCTTTTTCAATAAGATCAGCACTCTTGAGGATGACACGCAGCAATGTTTCATGGCGTGTGAATGATTCAAACTCATCCATAAACCAATCTACCATGCTATCCTCAACAGCATCGATCTTTTGTAAGATTACACCTGAACCTGCCTTTACTTGCTCGATAGTTGGCAATGCATTATATTTTTTACTATAGTCCTGCAAGAATGCTGCTGCTGATCTTAAACTTTTATCAAAGTTAACGGGATCATAAATGTTTTGAACTCGCACAAAACTTTGAGCATCAGCTAACATTATTTCTAAGAATAGTTTTTGTAAGTCAACCGAGTATTTAGATTCCATCAACACTTCCCACAATTAAATCTACAATAGTTAGGCGCAGATTCATTAGTTAGTTTAGCAAAGAAATCTGTTGCAACGCTAGATTTTATTACATCGTCAATTGTATATTTTTTAATATCAAATGCTTTACCCCACGGAGTTTTATAACGATACCTATGATCTATTAACATACAACAAGGCATATAAAAACCATCTGCTGTAACTATGTGCGTTGGTTGTTTAAAACAAAGAGGATCTATTTCTTGATTTTCATTAGGAATAGGAAGTGCATTATTTGGTTTTAACCAATCATTATTACCTTCCCAGCGATCACTATGCTCGAGCAAAAAAGAATCAAATCCTAAATCAATACTAAGTTGTTTTGCTTCATCAATATTATTTTCATTATAGCTGAATACAATATATTGCCAAACAAGATTAGTTTTTCCTTTTAGTATATTTGCACAATCTTCTATGTTTTTCCAACGAGCATTTACTCTGTATAACATAAAATTAGTAGGAATGCCATCAATTCCTACAATAATTTTATCATTTTTATCTAAATATGTGACTAACTTTTGCCAAAAACTTTTGCCAATTTGAGCATTTGTATGTATAAAAATTTTTTTATTAAGAGATTTAATCCAAGCTATCCAATCTAGAAAATTAGGGTGAAATATTGGATCACCCATAGTTCCTTTAAATTCAAAAATTTGAATTTTTTCTAGAACTGGGTTAATAAATTTTTTAAAATCTTCTAAATTTAAATCATAGTGTTTCCAAGCTTTTGGAAATTGATTTATAAAATCAGTTCGGGAACATCTTGGACATGCTAAATTACATCGATTAGTAACTTCCAATTCAAAATTACTAAAATCCAACGGAACACTATATTCCATATCGCTTCCTTAAAAGTTCTATTTTTAATTTATTAGACTGCTTCGTATATAATATAGAGCGTAAAGTATAAAGTCTGCCGTAACGTAAGCAAGCATCGGCAACGTCCTTAATATCATGTTCCCAATCCGGGAACGCTACACCCCAACCATACTTTAATGCAGCATTAACCAACTGTTTACCTGCTTTATCTTTATCTGGCACTACAATGATTTCTTTACCTAATGTATCAATAATTTCTGCTTTACGTTCGCTAACTTCATTAGTTAACACTGCTAGCCCGCCTAAAGGAATAGCATCAAGTGGACCCTCACATAGCAATGCAAACTTGCTGTCACGTTTTTGCTGATCCATACCAAACACATAATCACTACCAACATGTTGAATATACTTTCTACCTAAACCAATAGTTCTTGCAGTATAACCAATAACTTTGTTTTCCCAAGTATATGGGATGATTACACGTCTGTTGTAACCCTCAGCGTTTGACCATAACCAATTAAAATCATGCAAGTTAAATCCCCGTGCAATAAGATAATTCTTTACCTCATTTGCATCATCTTCCTGTGCCTCTGAGAGGCAAACTGTGTGCTCTGGAAGATCACGGGGATCAAAATGTATCTCTTCCTTTATACGTTCTTGATAAACAACTTCTTCGTCAATGTCACGCAGGGCATCGAACTGTAGTCTCATAATGAGACCTTCGTCCATTCCTAACCATTCCATTAACTTACGGATCTTTAATCCAAAGTGAAGACCAGGTCGCCAGCCAGTTTTAAACCCGCAGTTAAAGCAATGGTATACAACGCCCCCATTATCAAAATGCAATCCGCCGCGACCTTTTTTGTCTTGTGTTTCACCGTTGTGAACGCAACATGGAGCATTAAAGCTTATCCAACCTTTGCTGGCAGCTTTGTGCTTGTGAGGTATAACTGTTTTTATTGCTTCTTGAATCGCATTCATAACAACTTAATATAGTTATTATCTAATATCTAGTCAACAAACCAAATGGTAATCTTGATGCTAAGTAAAATTGGAATGGAAGAAGCTTTACAACAATTATTGGAAAAATATCCTTTTTTTGCAATAATCCGTTATTCTGATATTGAATATGTGTGCATTGTACAGAATCAAGATGTAGATGTAACTACTATATATGACTATAACACATTAAAAACTGATGATCATAAAAAGTTGTTTTTAGAATTAGCTAATCAATGGTGGTGGGAATCAAACAGGATGATTCCCATAAATGTCTTCTTAAAAGAAGATTGGAATCAATTTAGATACTGCGCTAAAACATTGATAACAAAAGAGTGTGAAATTTTAGCAGGTCACGCTGTTAGATTACATGAGATAGCAGGAAAACGAACAAAACGTAAAATGATACAGTTAGTTCGTAAACCCAATTAAAGACCACATAATAAATTCATATGAACTTTAACTAAGTGAGCATAACTTACAGCGTGTGATTTTTTAAAGTAATATGTGTTATCTGTTGGTTTATTCCAAACATCTGCTGCAACATCTTTCCATGTTTTCCCAATTAAATGTCGTTTAGCTGGGCGTATAATACCTAATAGCATTGCCATGCGAGGAATAGAGTTAACTGGTTCTGGCATACGTTGAATAATATCATAATGATTATTGATGTGTACTACTTGCTCAACAAACTCTTTGTACTGTAACATTTCCCACATTGGTTCAATGTTTAATAATTTATCCAAATGTGCAGGATCGTTTACTTGCTCGTATACATGCTGGTTTAGAATGTCTAGCTTAACATACCCAAATTTTTCTGCCTGCTCATGATCTATGCTTGCAAAATTTTCTATAGGATCAGTTGGTATATCAGTTACATATACGCCAGTATTATGCTTTATCCAATTGCCGTTACGGTTAATTGATGCAGGTACATGCTTTATTAAGTTAAGCAGATTATCTCTATTTCCAATATCAATATCAATATCCATAATTTAACTTAACTTTTTATTACGTTTGTTTCAATAATTTTCTTAATTCTTTAGTGTTACTATAAAAACTGTTTGGGGCTATTGGCAAAGAAATATTAAAATTTTTCTCTATTAAATGTTGTAAATAGACTTCTTGAACTATCGTTAGATGTTCTATAGGAACATCGTTTTGAATATTGTCAAAATAATATTTAGGCAAAGCGTTTAAATTTAAAAACTTATTTCTTTTTAAAAATTCTATGTGCAGTGTTGATATTCGATCTATGTTTACATCATAAAAATTAAGTTTAGCGCAAAGTTCAACAATATGATCTACAAATAAAGAAGTGTCTAAATAAAAGTTGGAAAAAGGGAAAACAATAATGCTCATTTTATGCCTTTGCTCTAGAATCTTTTTTTGTCGTTTAATTAAATACGATTGATTAAACATGAAAGTTTTGAGCATATCCCGTAGTATTCTTTTTTCGATACTGGGATTTTCCTGACTCAAGTGTTGATTTTCTATCCAAGATTTAGCTATAGAAATTAAATCTATATATTGTTGATCCTGTGCTTTGTAGAAAAAATTTTGATGCAAGTCATCAAAATAAATTGGATTTTTTGAAGTACGTTCAAAAAAACAAGAAAATAGAGTAGGCAAATTACATTCCTCTATAGTAATAAGAATGTAAGCTTCACTTTCTTTCAAAAGTTGTGAAAAATTAAAATTTATATTTTCTGTTTGAAGATAATGATATGCAAAAAAAATTTGATTAGGGTGTTCGTATTTTAAATGACTTGCACCTACAGAATTAAAAGGTAAAAAGTTATCCTCATATATTCCAAGCGAGGCATTTAATAAAAATTCTAAAAAACTACCATGTCCCCCCGCAGGGTAATCAATAAGAATTTTCTGTTTAAGCATTCCTTAGTAATTCCATCAATGTTGTATATTCATAATACTTTTTTGATCCAGCACTTTCACGACCAGGGCCATCAAAATGATCAACTACTTTGCGTCTTGCGATCTTCTTTAACCATGCCCATTTATAATATTTCAAATAATAAGTTGCTATCCCGAGGCTAGACATTTCACTTTCTTTAAAAGTAACAACTCTTACGGGATACCATGCAAACCACTCATGCCAACTACCAAACGTTGGATCATTATAAATTACCATCGCATACTTTAATTGCTTATCAGTAGTCGACATGCTACTCAAGCCCATCATAATCTTTCATTGCTTGTTCCTTTTTTAGGATGCTCATAGCATCTGCATATTGCACTTCGTGAAATGTATCCATAGTACCATAATGTATAAGTTTTCTGCGATACACCCACTCTAACCAAACACGTTCATTGTCAACCATAACTGGATACCAAGCAAACCAAGGGCGCCAAATCGCTAAACGTTTACGTTTTTCATCGTATGTTTCAGTTTTCCATCGCATCAAAATCCTGCCTGAGACAATACATGTCTGCACCACTCTGCATCAGCCGCATATGTCTTTAGCTTTCGTTGCCATAGATCTGGTTCAATCCAAGGAAACACCATCATAATCTGCTCTTCATTGAACCGTTCTAAACAAGCTTGCCCTGTATCACTACAATAGATTACCCACGGACTAATTCGCCCATTAACAATCATTGCAGCAATGCGATTAGTATTAGCATAGCGGAAGAAGTGATTGACTACACTTTTTTCTTCATCTGCCCAAGCTTGCATTTCAAGGATAGCTCTTTCAAGTGCATCCTGAGGATTCTCTTTTTGTATGTATTGCAGTAGATACTCTTCATACAGTTTATCCCTGCACCAATGATCCAACTTTTTATTATTTTTAATAACGTAATCAATAAACGCAGTTGGGTTTACTGCTCGTATACTATGCAAGTGTCTACCAAATTTTGTAAAAGCAACATAGTATGAACTTCTCACGAAGTCATCGTAGCTTTTCTTTTTAGCAGAACCTTGTGTTAGTTCATAAAAACGAAGCCAAGCTTGATAAGCAAGTCTTACCCCTACTTCATCTTTTTGTTGATGTCGTCTTTTACTTTCACAAAGATGTGCAGCAAGCGTAGATTCACGCACAAACGCTTTCCCACAATACTGACATACACAATTCTGATCAACAGGTCCTTGTGCTTTTGCTTCCTTAATAATTTCTAGAAACTCGCTCATAACACCTTTTTTGCTCATAACTGTACCACCAACTGATACAATTATATATGTTATAACAAATAAACTTAATCTTCGTCTGTATCTTTGTTGGACAATACAGCTTTAATTTCCTTGTCTGTCCACCCACTTGCTATTAAATACTCCTCTAATTCTGCAGAAGAATTTAATTCACTTAACAGATTAAGTTCTTGATCATTAGCCATAGGGAACAATTTTTCAAGTAAATTAATCGTTTTTTTATTTGATTTTTCAACTTTAGGCGGGGGTAAGAATTGATGAAATTGCTTGCCCATTCCTGGACTTGCACTTGTCATAGCCAAGTAGTGAAGTTTATTGTGTCCTTTGACATCACTAAACTTTTTATTCACACGTTCATTTACTGCTAAAAGATAGTAACGTGCTAAGTCAGCATTCCCAGTTACATTAGATGCGTATCGCATATACAACCATGCAGGGAACTTTTTTTGTTGTCCTGCTGTTAATGTTTCCCACCAACTAATATCTTTTCTATCAATTGCTGGTAACACATTATCTAAACTAATGCTATCCTCAGATTTAACAGTTTTCTTTGCCATGTTACCATACTTTTGTAATATCCACTACTTCACTTTGTTTAGAAATTTCTTTAACAAAATAAGCGCAAGGTGGATTATCGGTATTATCTAAAGGAATAGCTAAAAGCTGCCCCGACTTTAATTTAGGAAAATACCATTTTACATCTTGATAAACATCTAATATCTGGATGTTTTCATATCTTGGAATAAAGTTGTTTATGGGGTTAAAAGTAAATGCTTTAAAATTTCTATCGTTTAACCTAGTTAATGGTATAACTTCTAAATCACCATAATCAGGTTCCCCAATCAACAGTTGCCAATTATACGGCATTTTAATGGTGTACTTTCCAATTCTTAGTACTAATGCGGGATCGTTAAAGGTTTCTAAAAATACAAGCGGTATAAAAAAATAATCAGGATCACGGGGATCACTATTATCAAGTACACAGAAACGTAAATCCTCCACGTATTCTGGTAAATCATTCATTTCATAACTAGTATTTTCAGCAGTTAAAATCTTCATTTTTTAATCTTTCAAAAATCGCCAACTGACCACATCATCATATGATTCCTGTGACCAGTTGTCGTAGTAGCCTTGCTTCTTTAATATTTCCGAAGCTTGATTTATCTTATCAATACTTTGAATCAACAGTAAAGCCCAAGTGCCTTGATTCATCTTAACTCCATTGATTACTTCTTCGTCGTTGGGATGATCTTCAAGTGCAACAAGGTTAGCAGGCATTAGTATATGTTTATTAACATATTTTGTAAGAGAGGACAAGTTTTCTGCTGAGATGAAATCCTTGCTCATCCCAACGATGAATACTTCGCTAGGTATGCCATTTGCTGCATACAGTTTGATTAACGATTCTAGACTAGTAGTATCTCGAATTGTTGCATAAGAAATTTTGTTATTAAGCAACGCTTGTTTAGCAAATGGACAAGGTACATGCCCTAACTGTTCATTGTGTACGCTTACCCACTCTGTAATCCACTTACTGATATCTTCTTTTAATTGTTCTACGCTCATGCTGGTCCCAATATTTCAAATCCATCAAATTGTTTTTTGTATTCATCTGCGCCGCCCAAGTAATAGTACTTAAACCCTGCTGCTTTATAGAAAGCGCATTCGTGTGATAAGCTTCTAAGACCAAGATATAGTTCTGGTCTTTCATAGTCCCAAGCAAATTGTATTGCTTCAATATTTTCGTCGTCATGAATACGAATGAGACTAAAAGCAACTAGCTTATCGAGATTATCAGGATCGTAATATCCATGTATCCTATTATTAGGATCAGTGTATTCACTATCAAATATTGGCATCACACTTTTAAATCTTTTGTATCGACAATACGTTTTGTAGAGGTTGTTCAAGTAATCAATATTGTCAACTGGCGACACTAATTTTGTTGCGCTAATTGTTTTATAGTTTGTTTTACTTAAATCAATCCTAGCATAGCGCATCATATGTTTACTTTTTGTAATGTAAATGGGTAGTTAGCTTCGTTATAGAATTGTTTTCTTTTGTTGAGGTGTCTCTTTGAGAATTTACAGTTGCTGGTAACGTCCCAAATTTGGACGAAATCTTTGTCCTCAGCTTTACGAATCCCGCGACCAATAGATTGAATAACACGGACAAAGGACTTGCCAGGCTCAACAAGAACAAGATTAAAAATACGGGGGATATTAATACCCACAGCAGCAACACCATAAGTGGCAACGATAACCTTATCGCTAGATTCTGCAACTTCATCATATTCTTCTTTGCGTTGACTTGCTTTGGTGTTACCAGAAACGAATACTGCATCGTTTATCCTCGAAATAAGTTCTTGTCCGCATGTAATGCGATCAACAAGAATAAGTGTATTACCTGTTTTCCTCATTTGCTCAACTTGTTTAGCAATCCAATCTAAACGATCTGAATCGGTTACAAGATGAGACATTTCAGCTTGATAGTTTTTAAACTCTTTTACTTCTTGTGTTTGAAGAATTTGTACGTGACACTGTGCTAGTACACCCTTGTCCTGTAGTTCACTTGCTGCAAGCCTATTGATGACATCGCCAAGACTGCAACGTATAGCTTGGAACTCAAAATCTTCCTTTGGCACAGTACCTGTTAGTCCCCAACGCAATGGTATGTTAGCCATCACTCCAGTCAACAATGTTTTAAGCGCATCCGCTTTAGCCATGTGTACTTCGTCAACAATAATAGCAACTACACCATCAATAAAATCTCCGATGGTTAGTTCAACTTCGCCATCACGCGACTTCTTAAACAAGCTGTTTAAGCTTTGCCAAGTGCAGATGGTATGTGTTTTGTTCCACTCTTTTCTGTCACCAAAGTACACTCCTACATCTAGTCCCAAATTCTTGTAGTCTACTTCTGTTTGTGGGACTAAGCTTTTGTTTGGAACAATAACAATGCTACGCCCATAAGGTTCAACTCGTGAACTTAATGCTGCTGTCATAATTGTTTTACCAGCACCAGTGGCAACTTCCTGCAAGCAACCTGGGTTACCTAAGAACCCATTGATCACATCGATTTGATAATCACGTAACATAATAGGTTGCCCTGCCATAGGATGACCTTTGGGCCAACTAATATGACTAAAGGTATCCTCTTTTACTTCTTCAAATTGAAAATCTTTTCTAGATTGGCGTTGATCTTCGAGCTCAATATCCCAACCTTTTTGATCTAGTATAGGCAGTATCTCTGGTAAAAGATTGAGGTACGTGCTTCCCCCTAATTGGAAGAAAGCAACGCACCCGTCCCAACGACCCAGTCTCACGGCTGGTAAATGTCTTGCATATGGTATTTGATACTTAAACTTCTTGCTGAGAAGTTTACGCATGTCTAGATCTAAGTTTTCAAACTTTACGTTTACCTCGTCCTTAATAACGAGTTTACATTTTTTCATTATGGTTGACCAATATCACTTATGTATATAACTTTAAGACTATTGCTTTCAATAAAATTACGCACAGCATCTCTGCCAATTACTGAATCAACTACTACGATTGGATCTTTCAACCCTTGCAGTAACTCAGCAAATTGCTTCTGTACCCTAAACGAATTTTTATCTTTTTCTTGGTACTCAATCATATTTTTAAACGGTGACCAATCGGTTTTGTTTGTCCACCAGGTTAAGTATAACACCCAAGGATATTCCTGCAATGCATGATTTGCTTCAAGCAAAGAGTTGTACCAAGGTCCATTTGGTTGATTGTTGCTGGGCAATGTAGTTTTTCTGTTGATAATAATATTTACTACTTCGCTGCTATATTGAGCGCGTAAATTATCTATCACGCTTTCATCTACCCGTAGTCCAAGTGATACTGCCTGACTAGCCCAGTTAGCTAGTTTATCCGTGCTCATTGGATTCCAATCAATAGAATCCAAATATTCTTTTACACGTGGATGACAATTAACTAACTGCATAACATCGTTGTCAAGGTTTAGTGTTGGCAAATCTTTTGAACCCGCGCTCATCACATCTGTAATAATTTCAGTTAGCGAATCATCTATTTTTAAATCTTCACTTTGGAACAGTTCTAGAATTTTAGATATGTTGCCTTCAGTTAAATCAAATTTCCAACGTCGATCCGCATTTAACCATTCGACATTGCCAGCACTTTGGTTAACGTAGTCATGTAGCGCACTAATCTTTTTTGGATCATATGGAAACTTTAGATTAAGTTGCTTATTTTCGACATCGTGTTCTAAATACTTTGTCCTATCAATACGTCTAATAGGATGTCGCAATTCAATATCGCGGTCACTGTCGGGTAAAACAATACCTTGCAGCAAAAACTGCCTACGATATTTGACAATAATTTTACGAGCAAGTTCAACTTGCCTATCGGTAAGGCAGGATTCAAACTTTTCCGTTCTTGCTTTTGCACAAAAGTTACCCATACTTGCTACTGGACTTTTGTCATAGGTAGCTAGCTTGATATAATTTTGGCCGGCAACACCGTAATTAAAAGAAGAAGCAGCGTTACCTTCTTTGTCCATAGTTCCATACAAAAATTCAAGATAATCTTCTACATATCGCAATGTCATATTACTACTATAAGCTTTCTAATTGGTGTTTGCAATACAAAAAAAGGGCAGTGTTGCCACTGCCCAAGTTGCTACTGACCTAGGAGAATCAGTAGGGGGAAAGCATTACCTGTTCTTCATGCAAGTGTTCATTGCAATTGCCTGCCAACGGTCACTGCTCATACGCCGCAGATCTGCGAGCTTAATTGCCATACGCAGCGAGATCTCACGCAGCTTATCCTTGTTGTCGAACATAAAGTCCAGGATCTGCTGCTCCTGATCGTGCGTCATACCGTATGCAGGGAACAGTGTACCGGTCATTGCAATCTGCTTAATACGGAGCAGCTTGTCACGCATAGTATCAATCGTGAGGTCTAAGTAGTGACAACGCGACATGAGAGCCTCAAGGTGATCCTTAAGCTTGGCGCTACGAACGTTATCAAACTTAATGTTGGTGATAAAGATCACCGAACCTTTAAAGTCGAAGCTGTTAGGAATACCTTCGCTACGCAGCAACCTGCTATCAGCATTCCAGTGGATAGTACGCTTCTTGGAACTATCAAGTGCAGCCTTAAGCAAGTTAAGCGCAACGTCATCAAGCAGGATGCTATCGCAGTCGTCAAACACAAGCACGTTACCTTCTTCGCTGTATTCGAACAGTTTAGCATACAGACCAATCGGGGTCATCGCACCCTTAACAACTTGGTAACGGCGACGACGACCAGCAAGATCATCAAGCAGACCGTTCTTCTGGAGCTCAGCTTCAACCCCAAAGCTCTTACCAACACCAGGCGGCCCAACAACGATCATAGCGCGTACATCACCGTTAATAGTGCCGCGGGTCATCTCGTCAAGAATAGCAAAGCGTTCAGCAATGCGTTCAATTACTGCCTCATCAGATTCTTCAATCTTGGGGTCAGCGGCAATCTCAATAGGCTCAAACTTATTCACAACATCTCCATCAAATTCCCCATGCAGTTCATAATCATTCGGCGCAACCTTAACGCGGATAAACTCCGGTTGACCTTCAAACCCAAGAACGCTACGCGCATCAACGGTCACAAAACCGCCTTTAGCACCAACAGTGTAACCCTTAACAAGCGGGAACACAGTGTTAATAACAGGGGCGTTACGGTAGCTGCCGTTCTTAATGGTCACGTACTGCATATAGTATCTCCTAGTTGTCTAACTTATGTGCAAATAATAACACCGTACGATACAGCGTCAACTGGTATTTTAACCTACCATATACATTTCAAAGTTGTAGTTAAAGCGATCTACAGCCTTGTAATAGCCTTCGCTTAAAAACTTGTTTTTAGTCGTTTCTTCGAGCTGCTCGTCAAATAACTCAAGCAATTCCATTGGGACGTTATACTTGTGTCCGTCATTGTCCTTGCGGTTGTATTTGCTAACCAATTGCATCTCCGTTTTGCTGTTATATACACATAATACAGTCATATTAGACTATGTCAACCGTTAGTTCCAACCTCCACGACCTTGATCATAAGCGCCTTCGACTCGCATACGGTCAACTTCCCAGCTTGCTTCATCAACTTTAGGCACATGTGTTATCCGTGCACCGCGTACCATAATCCCTACAAAAGTATTCTTAATGGAAACACCATAAAGTTCCATGTGCCATTCACGGTCGGGCTTGTCAAATTTGAGTCTAAGGATCTTAGTCTTGCCCCAGTAAAACCCAATTCCAAAAATGCGCTTCATGTGCTTGTCCCTTGCTCTATACCTACATAATACAGTCAAAGTAGGCTATGTCAACCAAAAAGATTATTCTACTAGCGGACGAATATCTCGCTCAAGAGTGTGATAAACACTCTTTCCACCATCTACCCTTACTAGGAAGGCTCCACTGGGGAAAACGTCTACAATTTCACCACGGTCTCCAATAGACGGACCCCATTCAATGCTCCGGACATACTCCACACGGTCACCAATCTTAAACATCTTTTACATGCTCCAATAAGCTTCGCTGGACGGGCTGCAATAGTTAGGTGTATTCACGCTCTCATAATATTCCTTGCCGCTCATCAGGTTAATCTTCTTAATCATCTTTTCAACGCAAAGCCTGTAAACGCTAATTTCAGCAACGGCAAGTTCCTTACCCGCCCAACGCTTGCCCTTTTCCATGCGCGTCTTAGCAGCTTTAGCAGCAGCCTCAGTTGCATACGTTTCCTTGCCGTAAGGCTTGGGGGTAGCAATGCGGGTCGTTTCAACATCATAAACTACGTAAGCCATCTGCAACTCCTTGCTTTGCTGTTATGTCCTTAATATATAGCCAAACGAGCTAGCGTCAACCAAAAAAACACCAAAAAACACTAAAAATGCAAAAAAGATTCTTTAAAGAAAACAAGCACTTAGCTAATGACCTGTTTCTGCCCTACTTTTAAACAACTTCAAATTGTATTTTGCCAGCTTATTTTTCCATGCCCAAAACGTTTGACCGTGATCCATGCGGTTTTGGATCTCGCATTGGTATTGATGTATCATTTCGTGTGCAAGTACTTCTAGGAAAAATTTACGATTTGGGAATTGATCATTAATTATTATGCGATGACAAACAGGGCTATTTTCCCAACGATCTTCACCCGTGTAAATGTCCCCTTCACAAAGTGCCCACGCATCTCTCATTGGCCTTATTATAATGTGGGGCTTTTTAAGTTTACCCTCAAACAAACATTCGTTTAAGATATTATATGCGCGGGAAATTTGCAGCGGACTTGGGCAAAAACCGATGCTAGGATTATCTGCGCTGTTTACTAGTTTGCGTAGTTTTGCCCTGGCATCCATTTTTGTCCCCTAGATATTTAAGGGAAAACAGAGCAAAAATTTACTTGTGCTTTATTGTTCCTCGCCATAAATTAATCATACGTGGATCCTCACAATCTTCTGGTTTTGGTTGTCCGTGAAAAACAAGTATTCTTGTGTCCTGTTTAATAAACGTTTGCTTTTTATCTGACTTATAATTTTGGGATCCAATTTTACCCCTACGCCAACATTCCCATTTCCAACTCATTGCAAGTTCATCTGGCCAAAAAATCTTAGATGAAACATGCGCTTGTATATAATCTTGATCACCCCTATATGTTCCCATGTTTATAGCTGGTTTGAGCATAAATTTTCTAAAAACATAATCAAACGAATCATTTTTCCAACCCATCACACTGCTATTGCAAGCTTGGTAAGTGGATAAGAATTGCCTGTTAAAATCTCTGCAAATATATAAACCATCTGTTAATATAAGATCCCAAAAAATCTTAAGATCCTTGATGATTATTGTATCTAAATCAATATATAAATTTTTACCTATTAGATTATATTGTTGATTAAATATTTCCATTTTGTACCACCACCCTCTATCAGGCGGAGCATTGTATTCAGGTAATTTAATAAATTGCCATCCTTTATCTTTTGGTAAATCCTTTGCGCTATCAGTAAACACATAGAAATTAAAAGGAACTGAGGTGTAACGCTTTGCACCTTCATACAAATTGTTGACGTGCTCTGCGCTGTATAAATTTCCCCACTTAACTACTATGAGGTTATATTTCTCGTCGTTGGATATCATCTTCGTCACATAATAATCCATATTGTATTTCAACTATGTGTAATGGTTCTTTTGTATCGTTAAACAATCTATGCCATTGCCCAGTTTCAATATGTATTTCTTGTTGTTCATGCAAATGTATTATTGATTCTTTTTCACCAATACCAACAGCAGCAGTACCTTTGCTTACAATCCAAAACTCTGCTCTGTTTAAATGTCGCTGACTGCTTAAGCTTTTGCCTGGTTCAACTACAAGCTCTTTTACTTTAATAGTTTTGCCTTCTGTATGTAGCACACGATAGTATCCCCAATCTCGTTCTGTTTTTGGATTTTTCCATTCCTGTAATATCCAACTACTTGAATTAGATTTATTGTCGCCACCAACACTGAAAACAAATTCAACATCCTCAGTCATTTCAGGAATATTATTAGAAGTACGATCACCGCCATTCATAAATTTAATAGTAGCACCAGGGAACATTGACTTAACCATTTGTATCGCATCTCTTGCTGATCCATCACTGTCATCAAATGTAATAACATGATCAACCCCTTTTAATGCAGACACTACTGCCATACGTTCTTCAATTGGCATAAAATACTTGCCTTTTTTACGTGTTAACCAAGCATCGCTGTTTAATCCTACCACTAAAATATCACACATCTTTGCACCAGCCTGGATATAATTGATATGCCCGCTATGCAAAGGGTCCATGCCACCAGTAATTAGACCTACTATCATGTCAAATTTCCAACACTAAATATTATATTATTTAACACATCGGAGATTATCTATGAATAGACGAGTTTATATTGGGTGGGACCCAAGGGAAGATATTGCCTATCAAGTTTGCAAACATAGCATACATAGATTAAGCAATAACATTGAAGTACTTCCTCTTAAATTGTCTGATCTTAAAGCACAAGGGTTAGTTACTCGTCCAGATGATCCAAAAGCTAGCACTCAATTTACCTTCACACGTTTTCTTGTGCCATACTTAAACGGGTATGAAGGATGGGCTGTGTTTATCGACTGCGACTTTTTAGCACGCAATGATGTTAACAAGCTATTTGACTTAGCTGATGATCGTTATGCCGTACAAGTTGTTAAGCACGAATACGATGTACAAGATGGTGTTGCTAAAATGGATGGAAAAGTGCAGCACGCTTACCCACGTAAAAATTGGAGTAGCTGCATGTTGTTTAATTGTGGGCATCGCAAGAATAGAGATTTCTTATATCCAGAATTTATGAACAAGCAAGAGATGAGCTACCTGCATCGTTTCCAATGGTTAGACGATGAGGACATTGGAAGTTTACCAATTGAATGGAATTTTCTCGTTGGACATTATAATGAAGAAGCAC